TTACTTCTTTAAAAAGAGTGCTCGCTCTGCTTCTCGGCGACGAACTAGACCTTTCATAACTTTGCCTCCTGCCTTATTCCAGACAAGGAATTGGTCAGCAGCGCCTTGATAGTCACCTTTATTAAGTTTCTTCAATAAAGTTGAATTGGCTAAATTGGTTTCACCAAGGTTATAAGTAAAAGATGCTAGAGCATCAAATTGGTTTTGAGTAAGGGAAACTTTAACAAGTTTATTGATAACTACTTCAAACTTAGTTAAATCATTTTTCAAATAAGTTTCGGCTTGCTGTTCAGTGCAGGTGTCACCTTTTTTAACTCTGACACCATTAGGATATTTAATGGTTCCAAAACCAATAGTCCAAACACCCACCCCATCATCATACGCATTAAGGCGCTTGCCTTCAAAACCTTTGATGAGATTTAGCCCTGCATTGCTTGTGGTTTTACTCATTTCTATTCACTCGCTTTTCAATTAAGTTGCTAACAAAATGAGTGCCCATATAACCAATGCCAGAAGCAATACCAACAGATACAATCTGCGGGACATTTAGCCACTCAAGTAAAGACCAGACACCAACTGAAAAAAGCCCACACATAATGGACTCAGCCCAATCAGCCTTACCTAGTTTTTTCTTCGTTCGGAAATAAGCCATAATGAACCCCATAAAAAATGAAGTGATTGCTGTGCCAAAAGTCTGTAGAAACTCTTGAATGAATTTCCAAAATTCCATGCCTTCCCCCTAATTTCGGCAATAAAAAAGCCCTAACTTATTTAAAGCTAAGGCTTGTGGTGGTTTGTTGTGTGTTTAGATTTCATCAAAAACTGAAGCAACAATTTTCGAGAATAGTGCTGCACCGTTGTCATTGAAATGGACGCCATCGATAGAAAGGGTTTCACCTGTCTTATCACTTGGCTGCATCCCAGCCCAATAGCTGCCGTAGTAGTTTTCAGTAACTGCTTTAAACGTGCTTAAAATCGGAATAAACAAATAGTCTTTACTTGCTATGTAGCGCTCTACTGCTTCATAGTTTTCAAAGTTTGTCTTTGCTCTTCCGACATTAATGTTATCAACTGGACCGCCATTCGAAGCAGCTTCACTTACTACACCGAACTTAGGTTCATGCGTCACGCTATCCCAAGCACCTGCTACCGCGCTTGATGCTGCTAGTGTGTCACTATAGAAAATGACATCACAAACTGTGTATCCGCTTGATTTGGCGTACAAAGAAGTCGGCATATCATTAAATTCATTAAAATATGCCCGCTTTGCATTGTTTACGTAGTGCAACGGATCTTTATTTAGTGCAGCTGGATCAGACGCCCCCCAATTGATTGTTGTGATTTCAGCTAAAAGCAAGTCGGGGTTAAATGACCAGATATCAGTATCTTGATATTGATCGAGTCTATTGCCGTTTGGATCTCCCCATTCAAAGCCACCACGCGCACCATTAATGACAAACAACATAAATTCACGTTGTGACCATTCAAAGCCTACAACATTAAATCTATTGCTGTTATTGCCTTTTGAAATGGTGATTTGCTTAGTTGAGCCGATAGAATTAATGCCACCAGACGCCCTATTTTTACAGCGCATTTTTAGGCGTTTCTGATACTGAGTATTTCCTTTTGTTGAAGTAGCTGGACCTTCATACATTGAAAATACAAAGCCGTTTGCTTCTACCCATGCTGAGCCGTTCCAAGCCTCAACTTTACTATTGCCCTCTGCAATAGAAACGGTGCAATTACCACACTGCCCATCTGAGCGATACACAAAGTTAAATTGCCATGCATTAGCTGGGATTGTCATTGACACGCTTGCGTTTGCATCTGTTGTGGTCTTCGTTAACCCATTTTTAATATGAGCATAATCATCCCACACAAAATCAGGCAATTGGTTTACAACAGACCATGAACTGCTTGAGTAAGTTAAATCAGCATGATCATACCGTCGGTACTTTTGACCATCCCAGTGCTTAATGAGCTTATCAAATACAGATGATGCTAAATCATGAGTATGAAGAGCAGCAGGACGAGTTGAAGCATCTGCTCGATCAGTTGTGTAAAGATTGCCTTGCGTTAATGATGTTCCAGTCAATACAACTGTCACATCTTGAATTTTATCTTTAAATTTTTGATAAAAATTAGGACATTTTACTTTCAACTTATCAAAGTAATTGAAGCTCGGGAATGTGCTCCGCACTGTCATATCAACATCTGGAATCTTTGCTAAAAGTGCATTTGAGATTCTTTCAACATTGAAGTTATCAGCATAATCGTATGTGCAGTTCACATATAGTTTTGCGGCATTGTCAGGGATAGTAATGATGTAATCTTCATCAACACTATCAGCAGCTTTGAATTGCAAAACATTGCCAGCGCTATCTGTGATGTAATACTCACCTACAACACCAAAACTCTTCGTATCAATTGAGTAGTTTTGACCAGGCACTACACTTGCTTCAACAGCGAATAAGCCAGTATTGTTTTCCTGTTTGATTGTTCCTGCTGGAGCATAATAAAAGGTAAAGTCTTGTCGCTTACCAGACAGTGCAAGCATCCGCAAAACAGTACTAGACAGCTTTTTAATACTGAATGTATCTTCATAAGAGTATGAACAGTTAACAAAAAGCTTAACGCCTAACTTCGGAATTTTTAATAAATAAGGAAGATCGGTACCATCAGCAGCAAGCATGAAAGATAACGGATTGTTATTTTCATCTGTGACATAATACTCGCCTGCTATACCAAACCCTTTTGTATCAATTAGATAGTAATCGCCTTCTTGTACTGCCATTTCAACTGCAAATACACCATGATTACTATTTTTTGTTACAGGTGAGCCGTTAGAGCTTGTGTAATACGTAAACTGTTGGCGGTCATTTCCAGTGTAAAGAAGTTCAATATATCCAGTCGGAATTTTTGAAATATTAAAGTTATCTGCATATTCATTGATACAGTTTAAATATAGCTTTGCTGCATTTGCTGGGATTTTCACAAGATATGGTTGAGTGAGAATCTCATTTGTACCCATCGTATCGATAATTGCATTACTTGAATCAGTAATAAAATATGCACCGATATTTGGATAGCTTTGTGAATTTAGAATTAAATAATCGCCCTCACTTACATCTGCTTCAACTGCAAACAATCCCGCGTTACTGTCTTTGACTACAGTTGTTCCATTTAACGTATGATAAAAAGTATTTGCTTGTATAGCTGAGTTAAGATTAAGGAGGCTATTAACTTTGGATAGAACATTGATAGCTGAATTTACTGCACTGATACCCTCATCTTTCCAGACTGAATTTGCAGAATCCCAAAGATAGTTCTTCTTTGTGTCAAAAGCATATGCTTGTTTTGGATCTGTCTCGCCCGGTACAAATGCCAATAACTGAGCTTCTGTTTCAAAGTACTTGATGCCGTTGGCGCTTGTTGCAATTTGAAGCTGTAGATTGGCTTCAGCTGCTAAAGCACGATTTTTTTCGGTATTTATTTTATTGTCTAATTCTTGCTCAGCCTGTTGTGCTCTTAATCTTTCATCCACTAATTGCTGATAGATAATTTCCAAGTGTGTTTGAACACTTTTTTTATCTAGAGCAAAGACAATGCCTGCAGTAATGCCTTCAAAAATATTTGGATTAGATGCCGCAATAAACGTATCTATGTATTGTTTTAGGCCTGAAAAGACTTGTGCATCACGCATTTTTGCCAATTCATCAAAGTTAGCGTCATGCGTGCGTCTCCATTCAATTTCAGATTTTAATCGTGCAAGTTTTTCAGCATCGATCATGTCCTGTTCTTGTAAGACATGCCATATCTTATCAAAGTCATAATTCACCGCTTCGGGGCGGAATGAGTTATCATATTTTTGGTAATTTGTATCTCGGTTTAGTTCTGTTTCTCGATACAACTCTACTTGTGTTCCCTCTGCTGGTGCAGTTGCAAACACTACTTTTAGAGCATTCATATCAACTGTATATGTCCCAACAACAGGAATTTCTTTATTCACTGTTACGATCAAATACTCAGAATCATGAAGATCAAAAGTAATTGGAAATTCAGTCGTCTGCCCATTTGCGACATATCCGACATATGGTATTTGCTCTGGCACTGACATAGCCTACCCCTAATTTTCGAAATCCAAGGCGGCTTCATGTACGCCACCGTTTGTTCTCCAATTAGGCGTTTCTTTATACTCATCTTTGTTGTGTAATTTACCTATGCGTATAGGTTCATCAGATATAGCACCAGCTAATGAATCTAATGGATCATCAATCTGGTTCGTAACTGCTGGATTCCATGAGCGCATAATACGAACTTCAAAACTATCATCTTCTGGCTTATCTGGATCATATAAAACTGATACATGAGCCCATAGAACACCCGAATTTAATGGGCCTTCAATAGCTCCTAAAATCCTTAGGTTTTTATTCTTAGTTTCTTTTATTTCAGTTACACCACATCTAACACCTTGTTGTTTGAGGCAACTCTTTAGAACACTTGGGAAAAAGCCACCTACTCCATTTGTTTCAACCGTTACCCTAGTAATGTAGAACTCTTTAATTACCTGAACTAATTGATAGACCTGTCCGCCGATAATGTTATGGCCAGACTCATCAGTAGTATTTACCTCTCCTTTAAGGCTAAGCGATCTGTGCCAATACATTCGGCCTTGCTCATCATGTAGGAGTAAAGCAACTGAAGAAATATCGGAGTCTTTTTTACCTTCGGATGGATCGACACGCAAAGAAGCAGAAGCAATTCGAACATTCCCAAGCATCATTACTGGCTTTTGGTTAGCCATTTTTAACACTGGCTCACAGTCATAAGGGATGAATTTATCTGGATCTAGGCGGACTTCACCAATTGGCTTAGCATGTAATTGATATTGCGAATCCCACTCATTGATAGTACGACACTTTTTGCGTCGTTTTGTCATTTCCTGTTTAGTAAAACGTTCAGGCCACAGTGCTTTGGCATAAAAGTCAACAAATGAATAGTCATCATGAAGTGTTACTTTATAGCCATTACCATGTTTTTCTATTGTGTAATGTTTGCCCTCTTCTAAGCACTTACTATATTTATGAATACCACTAAACACATACTCAGGATAGAAGTTTAGAACTGCTTCTCTTCGCCCCTCTATTCGATATTCATGTTCAAACATCCGTCTAATAAAGCAGTTTGCCCCAGCTTCAATCATTTCTTTATAGATGGATTCATAGCTGTGTGGAGTCCCAATAAATAGACTTGTTCCACCAGGAACTAAAATGTGAGTCTGCTCTGTAAGGCTATGTTTTAATTTTTCTCGATTTTCTTCTGTGGCTACGTTCTTCTGTACTTCTACGTCATCGTTTTGGATGTGTTTGGCACGTTGTCCAGTTACGCTTGATAAAATGCCTCGCGCATACATAGAGCCATACTGTTCATCGTTAGAGCCTTCTACCCACCATTTAATTACACCACCATGTGATTTCTTTACATTATTAAGTTTACAAAGTGGGTGATTGGCAAGAATACGAACTACTGCACGACTACACTTAAGAGCATCAATATTTGTTGCTCCTTGATGCAATACTAAATCATCAACATCACGATAGAAGCGCCAAGCATTAAATACAGTTACTATCCCTGATTTATTATGCCCACGTGGAAGCATGAGAAGGTTATCAACTTCATCAGATAGATTTTCCATCCATTCACATGTTTCAATGTGGAATAAGGGTGTTTCGCGCCCTAAGTATTCATCCCAAAGAACATAGAATTCAGCAAAAGATGCTTTCATAATTAACTATAATTTGACTTAGCTTTAACACTTTGAATAAGCGCCTTGGCTTTATTTTTTAAATTTTCCTCATATTTTCTTTGTGTTTCTTCATCTGTACTTGCAGGCGGAATAGTCCCCTGTTTCATTCCAATTATTTGGCTAATCTTTGCAACTGCTGAGCTACACTGGTTAAACCCCTTATATAGCCAAACCTTGTCGCCTCGGTCCTCTTTTGACTCAAAACCTAAATCAACAGCAGCGAACCCGATTTTCAACATATCATCGGTCATCATCTCCTGAAGTTTTTCTAACTCTGCTATTTGATCTTCACGCATAAAAAAGCCCTCGCATATAGTTCATATATACAAGGGCTTATGTAGTGGTATGTTGGGCGGTTTAGTTAGCAGTTATTCCCACTGTATCTATAGTTTTTCACTACGCCATCAATTAACCTAAATTCAATCTTACAGTGCCATTGCTGAATCTTTTTTTGAGGAACTTCGATCTGATATTGCTGACTATATAAACCTTTATTCTGGTAGCCTGTTATGTAATCCGATGTATTTCGTGAACTAATTGTACTTTGGTTATATTCCAGTATTTCAAAGTCATCTGCTTTATATTCTCGATCAGGAATCCCAAAATCACTAATTAACTGAGATTTAGTAAGTCCTTTTTTGGCCTCAAGTTTCTTTTCTAGAAATGGATTTCCTAGGCAGCCTGTAAGAAGCAAAGGAATTAAAATAATAAGTTTTTTCACTGCACTACCCTCTCAAAGTCAGGTGCTCTAATATCATTAACGTCATCACCCCAGAATCGCTCACGATCTTGTTGTCGTTCTGCTTTACGTAAAGCCTTCTCGCGATAGCCGGGTGCAATAGTGTCTTGTATTTCATCAAAGAACATACGGTTAATTGCTGCTTTTGTATACCATAAATTTTGTGCTGGTATTTTGCCTTTCACGAATTTGAAAGCTTCATTTCCGAAATTAGTATCCTTACCTTCATTGTATTGAGTTAAGTTACCTACTGTTAAACCTAGCAATCCTGTAAAGTCACTACCTAATGGACCAGATACAAAAGAGTTTGCATCACGGCCAGATGTGTCAGTTCCAGCAACTAGAATATCTCCTAAGACTGGCAAGCCACCACCAGCAACTAGTGAGCGCATAAAGAAGCTTGTAGCCTTTTTAGGATCATTACTATCATAAATAGTCTGCGGATCATTTCCGTTTAGCAACTCTCGAAGTTGTACAACCAATCCACCTAACAACGTCATACTAACCATAAGTGGTATCGCATATGCTGCCTTACCTTTGAAGCCTTCTTGAGCCATTGTGCGACTTCCTTGTCGCATCAAGAATGAAGCCGAGAATGATTTAAATTGCATTAAGCCTTTAAACACCTCACCTGTGATAGTCCCTTTCGCGCCTACAGTCATCCATGTGCGTTCACGAAGCCCTGCCTCAATCACAGCCATGCCCTGCTCATCAAGTAAATGTGCTTGAAGTTGTGAAGCAACTTGATCTTTCACTTGTTTTGGATCACCAAATGCAGTTAGTTTTTCATCTGGAATTTCATAGATAGAACGCGCTGACATGAGTTGATTACCTTTGCGGTCCACAACTGGTTCAGCCAATTGAAAAACCTGCCATGCTCGCTCATCTAAGCCCGTATTTGAAAGTAATTCACGGTCTTGCACATCTAGGTCATTCCAAGCTTTAGAACGGCTTAAGCGGCCGTATTTCTCCATTAGCAACTTAGTGAACCCAACTTTAGATGCCGATGTTAATGCATTGAGGAATGATACCCGCATTACTTGGGTAGCAACCCCGCTTGATATACGTGCTAATTTTTCAGATTTTCCATATGTTGATGTAAGCCCATCATCCGACCAGCGCGCAATTGACCCTAACATTTCCTCAGTAGCCAATCCTAAACTATGTGCTAGCTCCCGATCTGCTTTATTGGCTGGGTTAAGCTGTTCGATTAGTCCACCAAAAGCTTTACGGTAAGACACGTTATGCACACTAGCATTTTTAGCAATAGTTGCTTGATCTGCCAGTGATGCAATTGTGGTGCCGCCTAGCATTGAAGCCACGTTCATTGAACGATATGCAAGACCTAAGTTTGCTAGTACTTGAGACTGTGGAGAGTTACCACCACTGAACTCATCAAACATTACCTGAGCACGCTTGCGGCTGCTCTTGGTCTGGTTTTCTTCAATTCCTTTTTCCCAATCCTTTTTGGCTGCAGCATCCATCAAAATTTTTAAAGCTGTTTTTGGGTTGCTACCTAAGTTCTCAACCATGGCAATATCTTTCGATAAGCCATTAATATGAGCTTCGACCAAGTCTACAAACTGCATGCCGCCGAACTCAGATTGATATTCAAGCCATGATTCTGCATCTTTAAAATGCAAGACTCGACTTTCACCATGACGGTTAGTTACTTTTGATGTACCGCTGCCTGTAGCTTGTCGACCAACTTCAATTTTATTTGCACCGTCACTTGATAAAGTGTCATAGGTATATTCAAGCAATGAGCGTATTTCTTGCTGTGAATAGTAATCACCGTTCTCATGCACATATTGGCGCGTGTCTATTAATGATTCAGCTTTGTTTACCCACGCTTCTTTACCTGCTTTAGCGATCTTTTCTAGGTTGTGAGTTTGTGGCAATCCCCAATTGTCTAACTTTCCAATGTCGCCACCGTTCCGGTTAAATCGGTCACGCATGGTTTCGAAAACATCGCCCATCTTGTCACTGATCTTTTTAGCTAATGCATCACCAGTATTTTCACCAAAGCGCTCACGAACAATTTTTTGTACTAACTCTTGGTCTGTGAAGATACCCAAGCCGCCTTTAATGTTGGTGTAGAAGTCAACTAACTCACCACGATAGATTGAGGCAATACCACGCGCTTTAGAGTCAATTGACTGAATGCCAGACATATCACCATGCGCGGCAACCATACGGTCTATGACTTCCATTGATGACAATTTGCCATGGTCTAAAGCTGCAAGGTTTTGGGATTGTTTAAGGATGTCTTGAGCAGCAATTTTATGCTTGCGCTTCAATTGTTCTTGAATATCGAGAGCAACTTGCTTTGATGCTTCTGTTAACTTTTCTGCATCGGAAAGGTTGCGCCAGTTATTAATATCTTTGCGTGCAAGATTACGCATCGTTTCATTAATACGTGCTTCAATATCCGTAGCTTCTTGAGCTGTAAGGGATTGCTTGCCTAGTGCTTTAGCTACCGCTTGTTTGCATTGTTCTTTCATTTTTTATGCTGCTCCAAATTGTAAAGCACAGTTCAAGGCGGTTTGTGCTGCTAAAATATCTTGCTCAGATTGCTTAATTTCTGCTTCAAGTTCTGCGTGATAATCACGTAATGTCATGGTGAATTCTTCTGGTTCACCCATCGAATTAATACGACTTACTGCAATTGGTTGATCAGGATTTGAGAAAATCACATCAAGCGCGGCTTGTTCTTCTGGTGTTTCGCCGAACAATGAGCCTTGTCGCGGGTCGCCCATGTTTTCAATGGCCTGAATCTCAGAGTTAATGGATTCACTAATCGCCTTTGCGCTCTTGCGGTTATTATCAAAGACCTCAAGAAATCTTCTTGCTCCATCACTTAATCCATCGTCTATAAGCTGTCCTTGATTTAAATAGTCACGAACCTGTAAGCCATTTGCTTTTAGGTCTGTAAGCTTTTGTGCAGCTTGCGCCAAGTCTTGAGAAATTGTGTTCTCAAAGCGACCACCTTGTTTTACTAAATCATTAAGCTGTGATAGTTGCGGAGCCGCACGGAGTAAGGCGTTTAGAACGTTTTTACTGTCATCATCTAGGTTTTCAGATAGACGAGTTACAAGGTTAGAATCGCCATAAGCACGCTGTACAATTGCAGATTCAATTCGGCGTTTACCTTCTTGAGATAAGCGACCATCACTTGTGATAACTGAACCGCGCTCAGACTGTGGCAATTGATCTACAAAACTACGGACATAATCCATAGAGCCATCAATATTGATTGATCCATCATTATTTATTTTTAGTAGTGTTGAGTCTGGTAGACGATCAACATCACTCATAGCGCGCTCAGTTGCGCTGAATTGCGCCACATCGCTTTCATTGGCTAAACGGGCGAAAGCAACACGGTCAACATCACTAAGTCGTGTACGTACCAAAACAGGCTGATTTAAGCCTGATATATCCATGCCTCTACTATTCGCCCAATTCTGAACAAATTCACGGTATGCATCTGCTCGGCCATTATCATAAGCGCGGCCAATAGCCAATGTACGGCCATTTCCAGATTCGACAACATTATCGGGGCCAATGATTGGTGCACCGTCTGATAGCTTATAGGATTCACCAAGCAACTCAGGCTTTAAGTCATCGGCCATACGTTCAATTTGTTGGCGTGATGCTTCACGGGTTCGGTCACGTGGCTGTAGTTCACTTGGGTAAAGAGGATTTACACCGTATAACTGGTCGTTAGATGCTACTAAATCAGTCCAATCTTTCACTTCATAAGCGAAATCATAGCTTGAACCGTCCATACCATAGGCTGTGCTTGTTTCACCGCCATAGCGTGAGCTTAACTGGTTCCATTTGTTGCGCCATTTGTTAATAGCTTCGCCTACAGTCATGCCAGACATACCGTTATTTTTAACGATAGCATCAGCATTTTTAGAATCGTACGAACGCACTACATCAATTAATGGGCGGCCAGGATCAGCTTTAAGAACTTTGACAGCTCCTCCTGGTCCAAGTAAGTGACCTAGATATTGCTCATGTGCAACCGGATCACGACCTAAGTTTTTACGTATGTAATTATTGGCCTGCTTAATGTGCTTTAAGCCGATACGAATTTGCTCATCAACATTATTGCGGTCTTTTCCGCCTAAGTTTTTCCAAGAGTCATCTAAGACTTGGAAAAGGCCATAAGCGCTTGATGTTGGGTTTTGCGCTGTATGATTAAATTTGCCGCCTGTCTCAATATGACTAATTGTCAGAGCAACACTAGGGTCTATGCCGTCTTGTTTTGCGCGTAGTGCGATTTGTTTGGCGTTGGTAGGTAGTGAGCTAGTTGCATAATCAATCGTGTTTCTACGCGGCTCTCCTTGCACTGTGTTAGGCACACTAACTGGCTGGCCTTTTAAGATTTGTTCAGTAGCAGCATCTAGGTTTTGATAGTGTTTGTTTTGCTGAACTGGATCTGTAGTTCGAACTGGTAAAGTTGTGTCTTCAAACTCAAAGCTATTTTTAACCAGAGCATCATTTAGCGCATCATTGCGAGTTTCAAAATCATCTGAGTTAAGCTGGTTAATTTCAGCGTCAACGTCTTGGTCTAGTTGATTTTGTCTTGAACCTAAGTAACGTGCACCACCAAACATTAATGAGTTAATAAGCAAGTCAGTAGCCACAGATTCGCGTGTAACTTCATATTGCTTAGCCTGCTTATCATAGCCATTAGATTTTAGAAGCTGCTCACTTGCATATTGCATACCAGTGTTTAAGCCAGTGGCACCACCAACTGACAATGCAGCATCGGCAACTAAACCACCTGAACCTTTGAAGCCATAGCCAATAGGCAAGGCTGTACCAATCGCATCGCCTACAGCATTCACACCAGCCACTTTTAAGGCGGTATTTTCATCTACGCCTTTACGGGTTAAATCAGTGTAAACATAATTACCAGTTGAACCACCTGTTAAAGTGGCTGCGCCTAATGTGCCACCTGTTGTAACGCCTAGAGCACCACGCCAGAGATAATCACCTAAGCCGACACCGATATTACCTACAATGCCTGTATTGTCTTTGTCTTCTAGGTCAGCAATAGTTTCATAAACCAAATTGTCACGCGCCTTTTCACGCTTAGCCTTGAACTCTTCATACGGTTCAATAAATTCGTTTGTAGAAACGTCTTTCAGGCTGTAGCTAACACGGTCTACAACGGCATCAATTGGCGCCGCTATTGCATCGCCAACTTTGTTAAGACCAATTGCCATACCACGAAAAGGTGAAGAGATAGCGCCATCAAATACACCCGGCTCATTCGGCCGAGTATCTGGATGCTGTAACCCCTGACTATTGAGCTTCTCAAAATCCTGTTGGTTCTCACTAGATAAATCTGATAACCAGTTACTCATTATTTATCTACCCCATTCATGCGGATGCGCCAAACATTCCCTTTAAGAACGAGAGGACGGCCACGTTCATTGATTAAGTCATACATCAAATCACCATTGGCTGCTTTGGTTGGTGAACGAGCTAAACGGAAGTTGTCTAAGTCGTTTACTGACATACCTGTAGCTTTAGAAATATCTGCATAACCCTTTTGAATTTTTGCTTCAAAAGTTGCGTCAGTCATTCCATAAGGCTTAGATACTTTCCAGTCTGAAATACCCCGATCTGTATAGTCTTTGAATCGGCCGCTTTGCGTATAAACGCCACCTGTTGCAAGGCCTAATGCAGTACGTCCAATATCTTCTTTGTATTCATCCGCATCTTTATGGGTTTGCCCACGAGCTTCAGTTAAGTATGCGTAGATAGCTTGGAAAGCAGCATAGTTAAGATTGGCTGTTTCACCTGAAACCGATTGCCCTACGTACTTGTTAAATTTTTCTTTTAACAAGGCATCTTTAGGCTGAATCATTTGCTTATTCTTAAGCGCCTGCTTACCTGCAACGATTGCCGTTGCTACATCTAACCCAGCATCGGAACGGAAATTATTGGCACGCGCATAGCCTGCCATTTGGTAAGCCTGATCACCATTGCCTAACTGCCCTAACGCTTCGCCCCAAATCTTTGCACCATTCTTCACGCCTTTGGTTTGGGCAATCATAGAACTAATTAGATTTAGTTTTTGATCTACGGTTGCTTCTTCCCATGCCTGCTTAGCTGCTGGTAACGCTTCATTTGGAATAGGTTTGATTGTTGCATTTGGATCTTTATCACGCTGTGCTACTTGATAAGAACCAATGGTCACAATGTTTTTAGCAAAATCACTTGGATTAACTTTTAGTGTTAATGGGTTTACTTCCGGTAGCTCAATACCTTTTTCACGTAAAGCTTGAGTTGGGTTTTCCTTAGCGGTTTTAAGCTTGTTATCGTAAATGCTTTGGTAGGTCGCCAAGATTTTATTTTCTGCGACTGGATCGGCGGATGAGCTATTCTTCATCTTTGCCTTACGACTGTTGATCTCAGCAAGTTGTTGATCAGTGGTTAGGCCTTGAAACCGCATGAAATCTGCAGATTGTTTTTTATAAAACTGGTATTCAGCCTCAGAAGGCGTGCCTTTAACTGCCTGTTCGACATCATTTTGATATTTCAAGTCTAATGGACGACCTGTCAAAGTACTTTGAATAAACTCATTAACGACCTTTTCAGCTTCGTTAATACGCTTGTTCTCTTGCACCTGCTGACGTTGTTGCAGCGTAGTGATCTTGCTTTGGATTTCGGTTTGATACTTTTGAACAGTTTGCCCATCAATAAACTTATAGTCTTTTAGACCTGTAGCAACCTCTTGGAGATCATCAATACTGTTTTGAGCAATTGCCGTTGTGATACGCGAGTTAATATCTGTGATGTCGCGTGTTGTTTCATATTTATTTGTGAGCTCACTTTTCTGAGCTTCCGACAATGGCAGGCCTACAATGTTTTTTAAAAGATATTCTTTGCCTGCTTCACGATCCATACGTGTAGCCACATCGAAGAACCGATCAGCTAGAACACCACCCTTTTGCTCATCTGCACGCAATTGCAAAGGCAAGAACGAAGTACGTTGGCGCGTTACGTTGCTGTCCCAGTATTTTTTTAAATCTTCTTGAGCGTGGCCCGGTAAACTGTTTTGTAGTTCCGAAAACTTGGCATTCGACCAAGTGTTAAGCTCCTCATCGGCTTGCTGTGTAGTGATTACGCCATTACCAAGACGGTTTTTAATATCAACCACCTTGTCGTTAAAGTCAGTAGATAATGATTCATCAAGCTTTAACTTGCCTTCTTTTTCTGCAAGCTGATTGTTGTAAAGCTCTAAATTTTTAGCTGTAACTTCTTGCTGACGCTGCTGGTCATCACGTGCCTGTATTGCCCCGCCAATAGAACGGCCGATTTCAGACAAGCCAGTGTTAGGCGTGAAGGTTTGCATTTGAGCTTGTGGTGCTTCACGACCACGAGAAATAGGAATACGCATTATTTCCACCCACCATATGCTTGAGCAGCAGTATCAATGATGTTACTTGCCGCCTTCATGCCGTAATTATTGCGCTGTGCCTTGCCTTGTCGACGAACATCCGCAGCCGCATAACCTGCCTGCATTTGGTTTAATAATGCGTTGTAAGAAGCATCCGAAATAATCTCATCACTGATTACAACTGGCGCACCTACATTTACATCCAAACCATTTTCAGCAGCCGCAGCCATAGCGCTTGATGCGTCACGCTGCCCTTGTTCTTTAATCTTTTTGCTTTGAACTTTGGAAACGGATTGAATTGTTTTTGCATTACCCTTAGCTGTAGCGTCTGCCATAAGCGCATTTGATATATTGCCAACGGCTTCAAGTCCAGAAGAAATAGCACCACCTTTACACATGTCTATTCCCCTTAAAAAAGTGATGAATAAATGATGATGCTTTGAGCAGTTTTTATTTGCGCATCGACAGCATCATATCCTGATGATTTGAATGATTCTTTTTTTGGCTCTTCTCTAGGTTGGTCATTTGACTTCTGAATCGGTCGTTTCCTTGATGAACGTTCGCTCATCTCAAATGCTTCTCTCGAGGCCATAAGTGCTCCACACATGCTTAAACCTCCATCTCAAGAACATAGCCAATCAAATTAAAGCCAAGGCTTTCATAGAGTTTTACTGTTTTATCTGCATGGATGCCTGTCATGGTTCCAATCTGGATACGGTCAGCATTCTTAAGATGTGCCCACCCAATGAAAGTATTCACTAAAAGCTTGGCAATATTAGATTTACGGTACTCAGGAAGAACATAAACGCCCTGTTCAAAAGCTAATTTGTGCCCTGTTCGCCAGTCCGTTTCAATAACACCAATGACTGTGCCCACTGGATTTTGATATTCATCTAGGGCTAGGAAAATTGAGTTATGTTTTTTGATTAAATATTCGAATAGATCAGATGCGCTTTGCTCATCAAATCCTTGTTTTGAAAAGATTGGCGATTCTTTGGTGAGACGCTTGCCGAAATCAACAAGCGTATCTAAATCATTTAGGTTTGCTGCCCGTACTTGCATCTCATTTCTCATTAATTGATACCAACATAGAGATACTTTGCATGTGTAAAGGCATAGGTTTGTCGTGTGTTATCTTGACCTCAAGTTCATGTAATGATTGCCATCCAACAAATGAATCGAGTACATAGCCAGTGTAAGGCAAGTTTACGAACGCTGATTGGTTGTAATACTTGGTAGATAGCTCTTGACCATTGATATATCCACCAACTGACGCATTCAAAAAGATAGCCATTTCATGCACCTGAATCTTATGAAACATTGCAGTTGTTGGCACTTGGCTAAAGTCTGGTGGCAATAGGTCGATTTCAGTTTTAAACGGTTGGCCAAGGTGCACTATTTGAGTTAGATCAGTGTTAGATAGCTTAATGTTAGTGCCACTTACTGTGTAAGTTGAATAGAAATATCCATCCGCATTATTGAAATTAACCAGTGGATTATCTAAAACCTGAATATCAAGATTTAAAATAGACCCAACGCCATTAGTCACATTGATGTCGAACTCACAATCACTTTGTGCTGTCTCGTTAAACTCTTCCAAGACCGTAAAGCCATTACGATTAGTAAGCATGAAACACTGGTCCTCACCTAATCCCGTTGGCAAGGCGCAGATAGATAAAACCTGACCACCAAAATCATGCTGAGACCAAGCATTCATTTCCTGATCACGGTTTAGTGTGATACTTGAGACTGCACCATCACCCATAACAATCCATACAATAGAGTTTGGTGTCTGCTGGAATGTTAATTCTTTAATTCCTGCATGGTTTTCAGGTATGTGCGGGGCAATTTGTGATAATTCAGGTGAGACAAGGCCATCAACTTCATAACGGTATGACATTGCACGTAAACGCTCACCACCACGTTGCACAAAAAGCAGTTCATTACCCACACGGCAGGGCTTAACATTTGCCTGAACACCATAAGAAGTATGCTCATCAATCTGTGCGGAAGCTGGTGTTAAAGGACCCTGAGAGTTGATTAAGAACTCAGCGCCACCAGTTAATGCAACTACACCACCACGCTGTGACAAGTGCAAAATATTGTCAGATTGAGCTGAACTTGAAGCGATACTAAATGCATCCGCATCTTGAGTTGTCTCTAAGAAATTGCCGTCATCACCAATGCGACTAAACCACATCTGATTAGGGCTTGTTTTCGTATTGGCAAATACCAATCGCTGTTTAAAGAAGCATACTGCCTTTGGATAGCCTGCCTCAGCGCTAAATGCGATACTTTTTAAAACCCAAGATTTAGCAATTGCCTGAACATCGGATGTAAGTTTTACCAAAACTTCACCGTTCACACGGGATGGATCCACATATTCCGTGATTTTGACTTGGCCGCCATTAATCTCAACAATTGAACCAACACTTGCAGGTGTAAAAACGTTTGCTGCTTCGTTAGTTACTTCTTCCCATTCTGGTGTAGTCGCAGAAGGCTCCACCCCTTTATTGTCAATCCTTGCACGCCAAGTTTTACTTGTGTGAATTACACGATCACCTGTTAAGTAAGTCTCAGTATTAGACCAGTTTGGGAATGATGAAGCAGTTAAGGAAATAACTTTTCCAACTTCTGTACCGGATGGTGTTAATGCTACGTTTGGAGTGCTGCCTAACTCATCATTAGGATTCACGCCAAAAGTAAAAGCCGCAAATTGCCAGTTAGTAAAGTCAGCAGAACACAGCAAACGCTGTACAGGTGTATCACCTTGAACGAAATACATGCGGTATTTAGTGTGTGCATACTGCACTTCACGCACTTTTTGAGCCGTGTTGTAAGGTGTCACAGTTTCATAAACAACTGCGTAAGTTCTTGGGTTGTAAACCTTGAGGAAAGACACACCGAGGATAAGCAAATAGGTGTTTTCTGAGTTTGCAATAAACGGAATTAAACGTAATGCACCTGCAAAAATAGAACGAAACTTTGTGCCTGGTCTTTTCTTTGCTCCACCTTCAACCAAAGGCAATGCATTAAGTAATTTTTTTGCACCATTTGCGTATTGCTGAATGTCTGTGCGCGTCCAAAGCAACGGGCTTAATTCACCAGAACTCAGGTTATTTTTTAGGATCCACTGTCTCATTAGAAGCGCTCCCAATAGTAACTTGATTCTGCGTATTGAACGTCTTGGCTTGGTCGCTCTTGACCATTCACGGTACGTGCTTGCTTAATCAAAAACTGGAATTGTGCTTCTGCTGATTGCCCAGCCGCATCACTTCCTGTGATTGGCTTACAAAGCTTAGATGCCATTTTGTACGTGATTGCTTCAACCAACATTGCATCCCAAGTTTGCTCATTATCGTTGTCAAAAACGTATTCAAGGTGAATTACTTCAGTGTCGGCCAAGATATATCGATTCTCGACTTCATAACGCTCGGTATTGGCTGAAATAATCAGGACGTAATCACTAGGTAGTGGGAATGCATGAGCATAGCCAAAACTTGGATATGTAGAGATTGGAGATAAGATTTGCCGTTTTTTGGCGCATGACCAAGGATGTGAGCGCAATAAGGATAAACGCGTAGTGTCATAAATATTACGGCATGTTTGAGCTAATTTTGTATCTTCCTCAAAACTAGCAATTTGTTGCCCGCCAATCATGCTCAATGCATTATTGCAAATGGTGACTTTAGATACAGACATAAGAAAACCCCGAAGCTTTTTGGATAGTTTCTTCGGGGTTTTGATGTGTTTTGTTGGGTGTTAACTAAGAACAATCCAGTCTTCAGCTAACATATCTGTTTGGCTAGCAAGCCAACCAATAACCATTGATCCATCAGCTGCCTTCATATCAATATGACTACAAATAGTTACTGGAGCCTTAAAACCACTTTTCTCATAAAAACTATTTGGCTCAAGGTTTTCAACTACACGGCCTTTAGTAAGTATTAGCCACATTCCCTTCCCATTCCAACCAAGACGAGCGACTCGTGAACCTTTTTTTAGATGTTCTAATGCTTCGCCAAAGGTAAGGTTTGAGTTTAGTTTTGGCGGCTTATAACTACGTTCAAATACATCAGCAGGTGACCAAGAGATATATCCTGCATGACGCTCATCATTTGGCTTCCCGCCATCTACATATTCAACCAAATAGCCTTGTTCTGTAGGATCTTCATTTTCAGGAATTTGCCACCCGCGATATTCGTTATATTCTCCACGCGTCATTTGAGTAGCTAATACTGATTTAGTGCCAATATATGCGCATAAAGATTGTGCTAATAATTTGCTCATTGTTATTCCTTTCGCTACGTTTACTTTGTTAAAAAAGCACCCCACCGCCTGCCCTAACAGTGGGGTGAAAGCACTTACACTACGTAATCGATAGCAACTACTTTTTGCTCGTTTGCACGGCCAGCCGCAAATGAATGAACACCACCTACTTGTGAAATGTTCTTTTTGTCCGGACGTTTTGAAATGTCGAAGCCAGTAATATCAGCATCACCAAAATGAACGGCTGAGCTTGTATACATCACCGTACGTTTTTCGGTAGCACCACCAGCGCCATTGTTAAGTTTTTCGTAAGGGATCCAGTTCACACCTAACCACTTACCAGCTACAGCACCTTCTTGAAGCATCTTAACCGCCATAAAATCAGCAGAAGTCAAGGTATTATCACCTAAGATGTCTTCAAGCATTGAAGCGGTGTAAATGATGTTTAGTGTCTCACCGTTATGCTCATCACATTCGTTTGCACGGAAAATTGATTTAGCTTTGATGATTTGCTGTTTCAAAGTCCCGAAGCCTGAAAGAATGATCTGACCAGCCGGCAAGTTCACAGTAGCAGTAGACTTAACACCAGCATCATTCACAGTTGTACGTGTTACACCACCAACAAGAGCTTGATAAATAATGTCATCGATTTTGCGATTACGCGCATTAATCAAGTTCTTCATGTATTTATCAGTTGGTACAGCTTTAAGTTTTGGTAAATCACGGCTTTCAATTGGGATGAACAAGTCATAATCTGCCATTAAAGCAGTACGTACACCTGCATCCGGAATGGTCCAAGTGGTATCACCAAAACGGTTACCAGATGGAGACATTTCAACCTGTCCCATATCGTTGATAGTGAATGATTCACCCTGAATTTTCCCACGGTTTACAGCAGTCTTCAGCAATCGAGACTCATTTTGCATTGCTGCAATTTCATAAGTATCGTGATACTGAATTACAAACGCTGCCGTGATTTTATTTTCATTCGCCATTGGTTAGCCCCCTAGCCATATGTCTTTTGGTAATAACTTTGAACTTGGGCAGTAACACGCTTATGGTCAGGATGACTTTCATTCATGTACGCCTCTGATGCCATCAATTCTTGAATGTTCTCGGCACCGCTTTGTTGGGTGTTTTGAGGCGGCATATCCTCTTGTAATGCCTTGCCAAAGTAGGCAGCTAGACGAATACCGAATGTCGGAGAGTCAACATCTGCTGTTTGCAGACCAGCCGCCTGAATTGCTTGATTGGCGAAACGCAAGTTAGCTTCGTAATCGGTACCCCAATCCTGTTGGAGTGCTTCTACTTGCACGGCTGTGTGCTGGTCGTAAGCCTTCATCACCACCGACATTTGTTCATTGGTTAGTCCAGCCTGATGAGCACTTTCTAAAAAAGCTTTGTTATCTTCATTAGACTTGAATGCATCGAAATCAAAGCCGTCCAACTCCACTTTGTAAGCGTCAGCAGATTCAGGAATATCTGGCTTGGTTTCTGTCTCAGCTTCTGGCTGTTTCTGCTCTTGAGTTTGGCTCTCAACTGGTGGCGTTGCTGTATCCACAGGTGTTGTTTGAGTTTGTTCAGTTGCTTGAACGTTTTCTGTGTTTGTCTCTTGTTGTTCATTAAGCATCGTTCTCTACCTCACTGTAATTTGGGTCATTTGCTTTGTTGATTTCATTGATGATTCCAGCCACAACGCTTTGTTGACCAAGCTTGTAATTGGTTTCGCGGTCTGTATTTGAGAAGGCATTGCGGCAATACTTTTGAGTCAGATGCTCAAGGATGCGCTGCCCGTTCAAATCCAGATCAAACACGACCCGATATGTCTCTGGCGTTGCTGGGCGCAATGCTCTGTGTTGAACAAAAGTTCCAACTTCTTCGGGCTTCTGTTCCTTGTTGCGGAGGCTTTCTTCAAGCTGCTGAATGCGTGAATTGGCTTTATCTAATTCCTCTTTTGATTTAGACAATTGAATGGTGGTATCTAAGTGCAAGCGGTTCTCATCCCAATACTTTTCCTGCCATTCTTCTTTACTGGCTTTGTAAGCTAGGGCAAATGCAGCAGCCACGATAAAGGCAAGAACTGCAACTACAAAAAGGACATTAATCATTGTCGTGTCTCACTAGTTAATTCAGACTCAAGGCCCTTACCGACTGCATTGGCAAGTGGTTGTGCTAGAGCCTGCTCTTGTTCTTGTTGTGCAGCTTGTTGCTGTGCTTCCTGACGCTGCTTACGGATTGCATCGATCTGATCTTGAGTACGTAGAATTGCTGTAGGCACACCTAAGCCCATGCCTGAAACTTGCGCTACGGCATCCATGTCTACGTTGTCTAGGATTGAAGGGTCTAACTCTGCTACTGCTGAAAGCCCTTGCAAGAAGCGCTCAATTGCTGTGACTTCTTCCAACTGCTGTGAACGAGCCAAGGCAGAAATAAACTTGAATGAAAGGTTGCGGCCTTGCATTTCTTTTGGTGCCGCTTCAACCGCACCTGCACGATAAGCAAGCCCAAAAGTACGTTCTAACAAAGGCGTTAATAATTCAGCTTGCCAACGACCATACAACGGCCCTAACTGCTGACGAATTAAGTCAACACGTACATGCACTTCGGTTGCTGTCATTGCTGGGCCATCGGCAGGCTGCAACTGATCTGCCATCATCTTTTTACGGATTGCACCTTGAAGATGAGCTAACAAATCAACACCAACTTGATAACCTTTGCCGTCATCAATGCGTTTCAATGAGTCCACATTGTTAACAACAATGATTTTCCCACCGCCAAGACGAACAGTTCTTGGATTGAAAACACCATCATCGACACCCGCATACATGCCTAGAGTTGAGATTTCGGCACTGCGCAATGTGTCACGCATTAACTTGTTAGCTGTTTTAGCGTCTGGCAAAGCAATAGAGACTTGACCAGTCCCATAAACTGAATTTGGAATCTTTCTAAAGCGTGGAATTACAAAAGGAAATTCGTTGTAGCCCGTCTCACGAAGAACATTTTTTTCATCAACTTCAACGTGATATGACGCAAAAGGCATTTCCTTTGGCATCAACTGACGATCACCTTTGATGTAGCCAGTTTTACGCGGCTCAACTACCCACAAGACCTTAACCTTGCAATCTGGCTTTGACTTGTAAGTGTTCCGGACCTTCTCACTGACCTTGTTTTCGCCATACTCATTGACTAACGCGGCCATCGTCATTTCATATTCACGATAGAGCGTGTCAACTTTCTGGTCTTGACGTGTTGAAGCTAGATAGCATTGCCCGATATCCCATGTCTGGAATACATATCCACCACCTGCATGACGATCAATATCGGCATACATTACGCCCCAACCAGCAACCACACAGTCGAGAACTAAGTCAAAGATTTCGCTATCGTAGTTAGCCCCGTGAATGTTGCGCCAAATGAATTGACATACTTCATCAAGCCATTTTTCGCCTTCTGTGAGTTCAGCTGGATCATCCACGCCATTCGGCACAGCTTTAAACCACAGCGCATTGGCTGGCGTGGTTCCTGAAATGATGCTCGATACAAGTAATTGCGTTGCTTCTGATAGTGTTGAATCTAATAGCTCAGCTCGTTGTGTCTTACGTGTATCTGTTACATCATCACCTATAAACGATTGCTGACGCTCAGGGGCTGCATAGCGATAGCACTCAGACCAATGCGGTTCTAAGCGGTTTCGCGCTGCTTTAAGCTCGCTTAAGCGTTTGCATAACCTTGCTACTAGCTCACTCATATCAGCCGCCTAAAGTTGTTTTCTTTTGGTTGTCTGTAGCAGACGCCAAAACAGTTGACGCATTACGTTTACGACGCTCTGCCGTTGCTGCATTTGCATCTAATTGAGCTTGGTTTTTAGCGGCTGCATCTGCTGCTTCTGCATCAAAACCTTTTGAAGCGCCTTTGGTATCTGTAAGCCCAACCATGTCAGTCACAGATGAAAGGAGTTTTCCTAATCCGCCTCCGCACATTAATCCGCCTCCTTAGTTGACCAGCCCTTTTCAGTCAAAACAGGAATGCGTTTTTTAGGCTGTGCTGCACCAGCGGCACTTGTCGCTTCTGGTTGCGTAGACTTCTTTAGCTCTTCCATTTGAGCGCGCATTTCAGCCAGTTCTTGGCGTAATAGTTCTTCTTGAGTCGGCTCTTTTTCGCCCTCAGATTCACCACTATTGATTGCGTCTAATGATTCTTCTGCCTGATCAGCAGTAGTTTTTGGTAGTGTTGGCTCAACAGTTTCTTCATTTTTTTGAATAGGTGTAGCAGTCACACCCGGTGTTTGAATTTCTCGTTTAGCAGCCATGAAAAAGCCCCATTCGTTGTGAATAGGGCTAGTGTTGTGTTTATTATGTTGGGGTTTGTTGGGTGATTAATTCACGATATTTATTAAATTAGCAGGCATACCATTATCTGCATGACATAAGAACACCCATTCACCATTATCATTTTGCACATACACTTCCAAATCACAGATGATTCGGTAATACACTTTTGACAAATAGTGTGTTGCCCCCTCTGGCTTATTCTTCATAATTTCATCAATATTCATAATGCAATCCTCATCTCATCACAATAGATACACAAATACGCCTTATAAATCCAGCAATATTGATATTCATGGTTGCAAGCCCCTTTGAATGTGGTCATTGGTCACCATCCTGTGTAGCTATATTTGCCGCAGTACTTACACTGATAGACTTCAAAGCTGATGTACTGGTATGAATGTTTGCAATGTTGCTGTATGAAGTTCACTGTCCTTCCCCCTTGAGCGCTTGCTCTAACTTCTTGCCAATCTCAAACATTGACCAGCTCTTTTGAAGGTCTGATGCAATAGACATAACATTTGCAATGATTAGACCTTGTTGATCCACCCGCTTTTGCAGCTCGTCACGCTCTTGCTTGATATTCTTTAAGTGAACCTCATGACCAATCACTTCACCGTGATGAGATGCTTTAAGCTCTTTAATTTCTTGATGTAAATCGAGAATAGCCTGAGCCTTTACACGGTTTAAGCGTTCAAGTTCTGCTATGCGTCCATGATTGCCTTTTATCGTGGCTTTAAGCCCCTCCACTTTCGCTTGCTGGTGCTGATACATCTGCCAAGCTTGTTCGGTAAGGTTGTTGACGTAATCAATTCTTTCTGTAATTTCTGGATACGTGGTTAAGTTCCATCCATTACTTCTGGCGATCACTTCAAACTCTTCTCTACACTTATCCATCTCAAACATCCTTTGATTTACACAGCGGGCTGATGTGGTTTTCTATGTGGGAGTCGTCGCCCATGTCATTGTCAATGCGCGTTAAGTGATGACTAAGAACCATAGTGTTATCCTTATCGCCAGCAAATTTAATAAAGCTGTTTCTAGGTGAAATTGCCCCGTAATAAACAAAGGTTGCTACGCCATTCTTAAACCTGTATTTGACTTGTTCGCCCGCTTTAAACTCACTCATGGCTGGATCCTTTTTTGAAGTGCTCATCAAACCACTCATCAATTTCTTGTGTGGTCGCTAAGTGAGAAATAACTCCAGCACATAAAACAGCTACAGCAATAAACATTCGGCTCATGTCATCACTTAAAATCGCTGGGCCGAAGATCCAATAAAACAAGCCAATCATAGAAAGCCCCACTGCAACAAATTGAAGGAACTTAACAATCAATTTAAAAATAGTTTTACTCATCCCCGCCTCCGTATATTGATTCGTGGTCTTTGATCGACTGTTTTAAATCATCCAATTTATCAAAGCGCAAAATGTGGGTTTCATCTGTAAATGGAACTGTAGGACGACACCATTCAGAACCATTCCAATATTCAAAGAAGCGTGGACCTTGCTTTATGTATCGCGTGCCACAACTCAACTTTCTATAATGAGTCGCTCCCTCTGGGGCTTCATCGATTGCATCTAGCGCTTCTTGCTTGTCTTCGAATTTGCTGTAGCGGTCAAGTGAATCAACTAATCGCTCTAGATCTGGAACACATACGCAGCCTTCACACTGATCAATCGAATATCCATCTTGAATGTCTGCACCATCGAAATAATCATCATCAATAAAGTCATAACCAAATGCTTGAACTGGCGCCCCATCAACCACCTCTCGCGCCTTCTCCGCCCCGTACTCACGAATAAACTGTTCCGGTTTCATTGTTGTAATTCCTCATCTAACTGAGCAGCGAATACATCTAATGTTTCAAGTAGATCAAGCTGCCCAATATCGTATTTATATGTTTGCCACTCGCCTTCACGTGGTACGCGCTGTAAGCCTGTTTGCTCTTGCCACAACATGATGAATTGCTCACCGTGGATGTACTCTGGAATGGATCCAGTAGACCAAGAAGAAACAGTGCTGCCACCTGACACATCAAGGACGTAGGCGATCTTTTCGTGTGACCATCCAAGGTTGCGTAAATCTAGAATCATGCGGTTGAAGTCTGGACGCTTATAACCTCGGCGTTGGCGCAAGAATTCTTTGGCTTTTTTCTTAGTTTCGAGAAAACGCGCGCGTGCGCGAGGGTTGTCTGTAAAAGCTGTACTATCAACACGCATATTCATCTCCTAGACCTCGCTAACCTTGAGCTTAATAAGCCCGCCTTTGATGACATTTCCACGCTTTACTAGAAGCTCATCGAACTGTTCATCGTCCACACATAGCCCGCATTTCACTAAGCTATCGATAGTCGCTTTTAGGTAGTTATCGATGTCTCGACATTGACGTGTAGGAAAATGAAAAGTCACTTCTAATTTGAGTCGTGCAGTTGATTTATGAGCCGGCACAACTTGGCGAACCAATGCATGAAAATCACGTGCTTTATTGCTTAGAAATCTTCTTTTTCCAGAAGCTACCCAGTAGTGATTTACTGACGGTGGTGCAGTTTTAATTTCACAATCTAAAATGACTTTTAATCCATCTTCGTAAAGCGCTCTTATTTCGCTTGTATCAGCTATTTTTTCCTTAAGTGGTACATACACATCACTTTCGATTAAACGTGGCTGTAATGTGCCTTTTTGTGCGTTATTTCGCTTGTTTTGAATTGACTCAAACTCTTTTTCGCTTATTCTCATTCTTCTTCTCCAATTTGATGATATTTTGCTGGGCAGTCTTTAGGCGCGATAATGTTTCTTGTGTGCATGTCCCAGTGTTTTTAACTCTCTCAACCAGACAAGCACTAACCCCTAGCTGTCTAGCAAGTGCAGCTTGCCTTCCATATTTTGAAGTCATCCAATTAACGAGTTGGTTTACATCATTTGGATTGGCTCTCTCTGAAATCTTCTTTCGAGCAGTAGGTGCTGGAGTTTCTTGTTGTGCTTTAAGCTGCTCTAACAGGCCAGCTCTTCTAAGTTTTACGTACAAACATGCAGCTGCTCTTGTTTCAGCAGTCTTTAATCCATGGTTGTAAGCACAACGCAATGCCATCATTTCCTTGTAGTTCATCTGCCTACCGCCCTCGCATCTTTCCAATTGCACTCAATGGTTGTGAGTCCGCCATGTTGGAATCGTGACCAAAGGCGATCACCCAAATCATTTTTGAGTTGTTCAAGTGTCATGTTTGAAATGAGCATCGTTGCCTTGCATGCGTCATAGCGTGAGTAGAGAACTTTGTGCACTAGCTCTAAGCGCTTATCACGGTCATGCAATCCGTACTCGTCAAGAATGAGCAAATCGTAGGTTGTGAACTCATGAATTACTGATTGCTCTGATTGATCTTTAGTGTCCTTGTCCCACGCTTTCATGATGCGTTGAGCCAATTCTTCGCTTGTGATGTAGCGTGCATAGTTGCCTTTCGCTAAAAGCGTTCTTGCAGTTGCACATGCCAAATGTGTTTTACCTGTTCCAGTACTTCCGACCATGACTAGGTTTTCGACTTCGCCCTTCACGATTTTTTTGGCAAAGCTTGCTGTTTGAGTTAAAGCGTTCTTTTGCCCAGCTAAAGGCGTGTTGTAATTTCTGAACCCAGCGTTTTTGTGACGTTCTGGAATCATTGCCCCTGCAAAGTGTTTTTCACGTACTGACTTCTGAACTTCAAACGCATGTTCTTGGTTTGCTTTTTCCACATACTCGATTGCACATTGTGGGCAGCCTTGGAAGCCTCCCATGATGATTTCTTTCACGTTGTGTTTAGTGCAGAAACCTGAACCTTGTAAAACCTCTGGATTAAGCATTGCGTTCATAGCATCCAATCCTCCAATTCAACTGGTTCAACTGGATCGTAGTGCGTTGGTTGATTAGACCAAGCATCGTTAACGTTGCGTGATGTTTGAGGCTGTGCAGGCTTACGACTTGAGAAGTTGCGTTTAATCCACTTCACAAAGTTTGTGTACATTTGGGTATCTGTAAGCAAACCCGCTTCAAGTTTTGTTGAGTAGTACCCGTTGATCTCAAGTAACCAACCATCGACTTCGGCTTGAGTCATTTTTGCGATACCTGATCTTTGCAACCAAGCATTCAACGAATCCAAATCTGGAGTCCAAAGTTTGAGCACTGTATCGACTGGATTTTCGCTACATGTATTTTCTTTAAAGTTTTCTTTAATATTTTCTTTTGTAGTGTCCCCATTTTCGGGAGTAGTCCCCTCCCCATTTTTGGGAGTAGTCCCCTCCCCATTTTTGGGAGTAGTCCCATTTTCAGGTAGTACCTTATTTTGGGATTGGTTTTCTAACAAATAATAGGTGTTTAATCCGCCAGTTTTACGCTCAACTTTGATTAAACTTTTCTGTTCAAGTTCTTTAATTGAGGCATAGACCTTATCTGTTTTTTTGATACCGCACGCTTCTTGAAATTGCGTAGTAGCAATCTTGTCTGAACTGCGATTAAAACCAGAAGTCTGACGAATTATTAGCATCAAACATTTAAATGCCTTGTCGCTTAATTGCGCCATTATTTGCTCGTCAATTAAAGAGTTAGGCAATCTTGTGTAGCCTTCTTCTTTCTTTGACATATCTTGTCGCTCTTGTTTTGGAAACTGAATAACTTCACCTTGTGGTGAGTCATGTTTATGTGCTAAATTCATGTTTCGATCCTATTTCATTGCTTTGCATTGGAATGGCAGATAAGGCTCAATTGGTTACGACAATTGGGCTTTTTTTGTGCCTGTGGTTTATGTGGATTTGGTGCCATTTCAAGCTCAAACGGCTCAGGCGTATTCCTTGTATCTTCGGTAACTGTGGTCAGATCGATAGGCATTTGTAGACAATTAAGCATCTCCTCAACCTCGTAGATTATGTCCATGGCAGCTATACGCATTAGCTCAGATGAGCCGTTTAACTTTCTAGAACGCGCAATACGCTCTAATTTGATTTTCATTTCTTCCGTGCACTTAAAGGTGACACTTGCGGTTAATTTCTCAGCCATGTCACCACCTAAGCCGCTTTTATCGTGTGTGGGATGTTGGGATTAACAAGCAATAATTTAGAGGCCGAACCTTCAGGAACCATATCGCCCCATAAGCTAACTGCTTGTTTACTAATCCCAATTGCTTTTGCCACACCGACTTTGGTTTTGAACGCCTGAATGGCGTCACTTTTCTTCATCAGTACTTGCACTTTCTTTACTCCAGTAAACAAAGACAAGTAAAGCATACTTTACTTAATGAAATCAAGCAAACTTTACTTATAAAAAGTTAAGCTAGCTTTACTAATTTGGGAATTTTTATTATGTCTTCGCTTCAAGAACGCATGCATCAAGCCAAAAAGCACTACGAATCAACTCGTAATAAAAAACTAAAAAACACAGAAATGGCTGAATTCTGTAAAGTAAGTAAAGCAAGTGTTGGTCAGTGGTTTAATGGACCAACAAAAGAACTGGATGGCAGTAACTTGACTCTTGCAGCAGAATTCTTAGGTGTTAACCATAAATGGCTTGCTGGCGAACGTGCCCCAATGCTGCTAGATAAAAAATCAGATGCGAATGTAGTATTTAATAATGATGAAATTAGCAAAATTCCTGTACTAGATTATGTACAAGCTGGCCTTTTTAACTCTGTTGGTTACGATGGGGTAAATCCAATAGGTGAAACTTATACGACTTATAAATCAGCAAAAGAAAAAAGTGTATTTAGTCTTACCGTTCAGGGTGACAGTATGTTGCCAGACTTTAAACCAGGTGATCTTTTAACAATCGACACAGCATTAATGCCTCAGCCTGGTTCTTTTGTGGTAGCTCAAAATGGTGACTATGAGGCAACTTTCAAGAAGTATCGAGTAATTGGATATGATGATTTTGGAAGGGAAATTTTTGAATTAGTTCCTTTAAATCCAGACTACCCAACACTTTCATCACTTAATCACAATATATCAATTATAGGTGTGATGGTCTTACACATGAGAAAATATAAATAACAGGTATTAATATGGAATACATCATTTATGTGCTGGCAGTACTTGGTGTAATTTTTCTGTTTATATTCATTTGGATATTTAAAATAATAATTCAAACGAAACGAAACATTAAAATTAAACCAAGACCATTTACAAATGCAGAAGATTTAATCAACTTCATTAGGGCCGTTTTTGAATGCAAGTTGAAACATAAATCCATTTTGTTCGGTTTTGTAGAGTCAACTTATAGAAATAATGGTTTTACAGGTCTTTCAGACCCACATTTAGAAGTAGATGTGTCTATTGTTATTGACAATGGTTATAAAAAAATAGAAGCGACTTGCCCAGTTGTGAATGCGAATCTAGCACAAGGTGATTTTGTGGCTATCATGCCTATTTATAATCAGAGACATGACATATGGAGTTATGTAGTTACAGCTAAACTAAAAGCTATTTACCTTGGGGATAAAGGGTTTCAAGTAGTAGACCGATTTGTGGAATTAGAATAATCAAATATCCTCTTAATGACCCACTTCGGTGGGTTTTTTATTTTCTAAGAAATAAAAAAGTAAAGCTTACTTAAAAATAATTAGTAAAGTAGGCTTTACAATGTCTGCAAGGTAAAGTATGCTTTACTCACCTTATAAACAAAAACCGCCTTAGGGGTCGAAGTCTAGGCGGTTTGCATCTAATGCGGAGATAAGTATGAATATAAAAGCCAACATAGTCAAATCTATGGGATTCGTAGGAGTGGTTAGTGCTCTAACTGCTGCTTATGCATTCACCCCAGCTAACAACGAACCTGTAACTGTTGTTGCTCCTTTCAAAGTTGAATCAATCGATCCTGAGAATGAACAAGCTGTACTTCAAACAGCTAATGAAAAGTTCACTTTGGAAGTTGAATTTGATGCTCAGTATTCAATTGATGGCAACGGCTATCAATCATGGCGTGATGTTGAAATTAACGAGATTAAAGATATTCGTGTTTATGACGAAGATGGAGAAGTCTTGGCTTACGTTGATCGCTTAGACGTAGTTGAAATTAAAGACCTTATCGAATCAGGGATTAGAGAGCGCATTTAAGCGCTCCATGGTGAATGTTATGAATGCACATCCTGAAATTATCGAAGTATCAAGACTTCAAAAACTTATTAAAGATTCTGTAAATGCCCTGCTTCCACTTTCTAGCGAGAAAGACACAGTCATCACTGATGGTGGGAATTGGATTCATCTTCGCTATGTAGGTCGCGGTACTGAGCAAATCCAATTAGAGCTAAGCGATCAGTTCTCTATTAAGACAAAGATCGCTTACTTAAGCGAAACGTTAAAAAGATTGGCTGAAATTAGAAATGAGTTGAGAGGTGGGTGATGGGAACTAGACATTTAATTTGTGTGCAGCACGACAATGAATACAAAGTTGCAAAATATGGTCAATGGGATGGTTATCCAAGTGGTCAAGGTGTTGGAATATTAGAATTCTTAAAGGGGGAATTTAACAAAGCTCTTTTTATTCAGAAGCTAGACAACATCTTTGAACCTACCGATGAGCAAGTTAAAGCTTGGTACAGAGAAGCTGGCAATACTCGTGATGATGGTTATGTCTACTTTGAAGTATCTAAACGTTTTTCAGATAAATACCCTTCTTATTCACGTGATGCTGGATCAGACATTTTGGGGATTATCCAAAATTCTGAATCACCTATTCCAATGCGCAAGTATCTTGAATTTGCTGCTGAATCACTTTTTTGCGAATGGGCGTATGTAATTGACCTAGATAAAAACACTTTTGAAGTTTTTCAGGGTTTCAATAAGTCGCCTTTAGATAGTAATGAAAGGTTCGCTTCGGTTACCTCACCAGATAGCAATGAAGGTTATTACCAAGTGAAATTTTTGGAATCATTTGATTTAGATAATTTGCCATCTGAAGAAGATTTTATTGCTCAGTTAGAACGTGAAGTGGATTAGGAGAAGATTATGAATGCGCCAGTAAATACACAAGTTAATGAATTACAAGTATTAGAACAAAACGTAATTGTAGCGGCTTTCGCTAAACGCGGTGGTACAGATGAATTGTATGAGCGTATTGCTCAAGAGGTTTGTTCTCATGTGCCAGATGTAAGTACTAAAAAAGGCCGTGATGCGATTGGTTCGCTTGCTTTAAAAATCAGTAAGTCAAAAACGCTTATTGAGAAATGTGGCAAAGAATTAGTAGCTGAACAAAAAGCTCAAATCAAAGTGATTGATGATGATCGAATCTCAATTGTTAAGAAGCTTGATTTATTACGCAATGAGGTTTTGGCACCACGTGATGCTTGGGAGCAGGCAGAGAAAGATCGTGTTGAAAAACACCAACAGGTAATTACTGGACTTAAGAATAATGCTCTTGTTTCTAGTGATGCAACTGTAAGCGACATCAAAGAAGTCATCTCTATTGTTGAGAACACAAATGTTGATTCATCACTAGAAGAGCATGAACAAGAAGCGAAACTAGCAAAGCTTGAAACATTAGAGCATTTACGCACCGCCCTTTCTGCACGCGAGAAATATGAGGCAGAGCAAGCAGAACTAGAATGCCTACGTAAAGCTGAGCAAGAACGTTTACAACGCGAACATGAGCAACGCATTGCACATGAAGCTGCTGAAAAAGCCCGCCTTGAAGCTGAACGTAAAGCCAAAGAAGAAGCTGATCGTGTGGAACGTGAAAAACAAGAAGCTATTGCAAAAGCAGAGCGTGAAAAACGTGAAGCCTCTGAACGTGAAGCTCGTTTAGTTGCTGAAAAAGAAGCGGCTGAATTACGTGCACAACATGCTGCCGAAGCAGAACGTAAACGTATTCAGGCTGAACAAGCTGCAAAGCTAGAGGCTGAACGTCAAGCAGAAGAGGCGCGTCAAGCAAACCAAGCTCACCGTAAAAAAATCTGTAATGAAGCACTTAAAGGATTATTGGCTTTGGGTATTGATGAAGCAAAAGGCAAAGAGATTTTGCAAGCAATCAATAAAGGCTTTGTTCCGCACGTATCTATTAAATTTTGAGGATTAGAAGATGAACGCACCTGTAAACGGAACACTTATTACTACACAGATTGCAAATGTTGCGGAAACTCTTGGCTTGGTAAATGTTAATCCACAAGAGTTAAAGGAAACACTGATTCAAACAGCTTTCCGCACTGAAACACCTGCGACTGATGCACAAATGGCTTCTCTTTTGATTGTTGCTGGTCAATACAAGCTGAACCCGTGGACTAAAGAAATCTATGCTTTTCCAGATAAAAACAAAGGGATTATTCCGGTTGTTGGCGTGGATGGCTGGTCTCGAATCATTAATGGAAACTCTAATTTCAATGGTATGGAATTTAAGTTTTCAGAAAATATGGTTCAGATGGAAGGCGCGAAAGTTGCTGCACCTGAATGGGTTGAATGCATTATCTATCGTAAAGACCGTGACCACCCTACTGTTGTTCGCGAGTATTTAGCAGAGTGTTATCGTGCACCATTTAAGTCAAAAACTGGATATGTAGTTGAAGGACCATGGCAGAGCCATCCTTCTCGCTTCTTGCGTCACAAAGCAACTATTCAATGTGCACGTTTGGCTTTTGGTTTTGTTGGTATTCATGACCAAGATGAAGCAGAACGTATCGCTGAAAGTGGGCAGCCTATTAAGGATGTCACAAGTGAAGTGCCAGAAGGCTACCAAGTCTTTGAAGATGAGCATTTACCTACGCTCAAATCAGAAGCTCAATACGGTACTGAACGTTTGCAAGCTGCTTATGTGGCAATTCCAAAGGGAAATCTTAAAAAGCACCTTTGGGAAGTTCACTCAATTAGCTTAAAAGAAATTGCTCAGTTTGCTGATCAAGCTTTACAGCGCCAAGGAGAAACATATGAACATTCTCCAGCGTAGTGAAGATTGGCATTCGGAACGCTGTGGCAAAGTCACAGCAAGCCGAGTTAAAGATTTAAATGCAAAGCCCAACAAAGGCAAAGCTTTAAATGCATTGGGTTTAACTATTCTAGCTGAGCGCCTAACTGGCGTTCAGAAGGAAATCTTCACAAACGCAGCTATGCAATGGGGTATCGACAATGAGCCTCATGCAATAGCAGCTTATGAAAATGAAACAGGTAACTTTGTAGTAGGTACAGGTTTAATTGACCATCCTTTCATTGAAATGTTCGGGGCTTCACCAGATGGGCTTGTGGGCGACAATGGGCAAATCGAAGTTAAGTGCCCAGACACTACAACGCATTTGAATACCCTTCTGACTAAGCAAGTGCCGGATGAGTATATCCCTCAGATTACATGCCAATTGTCTTGTACTGGTCGGGAATGGTGTGACTTTGTGAGCTATGACCCACGTCTACCAGAAGGATTACAAATCATCATTATCCGCGTCTTTGCTAAAGACTTGGCGATAGAAGCATTAGAGCAAGATGTTCGCAAGTTCAACAAAGCTATAGATGACGCAATTAAAACATTGAAGGTGGCAGCATGACAGATCAAGAATACAGAGGGAATATGAACTACCCTTTTCAAGATCATATCGTTTTGAATGTCGAAGAAAATGTTATTCCTTTTCCAAGAACAAATCTGCGTAAGTGTCAGCATGCACAAGTAGAGATTGACACTAAAGCTTTAGAGCTTACATGCATGAAGTGCGGAGCAAAAGTAAACCCTGTGATGTGGATCAAAGACAATATGAAATATTGGTCCCGACAGCAAGCAAGGATTACAGAGCAGAAAAAGCAGATTAGTGAAGACCTTGATGAGCTAAAGAAAAGAGCCCGAACCAAGTGTCAGCACTGCAACAAGATGACTGCTATTAACTTAAAGAATTTCAAATTTACAGTAATTGGGTGATGACATGACAGATTTGAATAAGGAAAGAGAGCTAGAAGCTCAAATTGAAGTTTTCAAGAAAGAAGCTATGGAATTGTGGTTTGTGCCTAATTTAGCTGATACATACAAAAATAAGGACCTATTCAGCTATTCAATTATGGATGGTGAAGTCTTCTTTATGCGTGAACAGGCTCGACAATTATGGAGCTTTTGGAATAAAGCCAAAGCTCAGGCGGTGCCAGAGACTAAACCCATTGCCTACAAAGTTTCTTTTGATTCATGGCAAAAACAACATGGGAAAGACTATTTTGAGTTTTGGAAACCAGATGAATTCGAAGATTACAAACCAGACTATCTAATTCCTTTGTATAGCTTCCCAACTATTTCAAGTGATTTTGTGGTTGTTCCAAAAGAACCAACACAGAAGATGCTCAATGCTGCTCACTGCTACATGAATCCAGTTAAAGGAAGTGATGTGCATCCTGAGACAAATAGAAAGCGTAGAGAGATGTATAAAGCAATGATTAAAGCAAGCGAATCGGGAGCTGAGGGATGAGTGAATTTAACTTTGAGCAACTTTATCTAATGGCTCTCATGAATAGTAAAAAGCCAAAGTACGTTTTGAATTGGGTTCATGTATCCAGACATGGACCAGGTGCAACAAAAGCTACAGAAATTTGTGAATATTTTGGGATAGATCCAGAAGGCACTGATTTTAGAAAAGCGGAAAGTAAGGAGGGGTGAAATGACAGCGATTGCAAATATTGGTAGTAACTTTGTTGTAGCGTTACCACCTTCGGACATCTGGCTTAATGACTCCCAAGCTGCTGAGTTCTTGGGATATCGAGATGTACATTTTAAGGCAGCAGTTTGCTGCCTACCAACCTTCCCTAAACCGCGCTATGTTATTAAGTGCGGTCAAGGAAGACGCTGGAACTTGGCAGAGCTATCAAACTGGTTGAATGAACAATCGGATGATGAGCCAAAGAAAGGAAGACCACGTAAACGGGGCTAATCAAGCCTCGTTGCAATTTCACTTGCAGTAGCATTGTAGTAGATCATTAAACTTCTTAAGTCTTTATGCCCAATCATACGGGCTAAGTCTAAAACTTCTAATTTCCTTGCAAGGCGTGTACAAGCCTCATGGCGTGTATCATGGAAATGCAAATCAGTGATTTGACATCTATCTCTTAATTTACGCCAAAGCGTATCAAAGCTTTGGGAATTACAAGTAAAGACCTGCTTTTTATCAAGACCTTTTAATAAAGTAAGCAACTCAACTGCACGCTTAGATAGTGGTACATTTCGTTTAGTACCATTCTTTGTTTCAGTTAAAACTAAATATCTATCTTTTAAATAAACACGATCCCAAGTCAACCCAACAATCTCACCAGCACGCATTGCTGTTTCAATTGCAAAGAGAAAGGCAATTATAATTTGCTGAGTTGAATTTACTGGTACATTGTTATCCCAATTTGCTGCAAGACATAATCTATCAATCTCATCCTGAGCAATTCGTCTATCTCGGTGCTTTGATGGTGGTGGTAAAGTCAAGTCGGCCATTGGAGACTCTTTAATCCACTTCCATTCTTTCCGGGCAACAGTAAATAAAGAAGCTAAAATATTTGCTTCACGCCGGACAGTAGCACCCTGCACTTCTTTTAATCGGGAGTCGCGCCATTGCACTAAATCGTCAGTTGTGACTTTGGCCAATTGCTTTTGACATAGCTTTTTATACTCACGCTTGAAGAAAGCCATTCGCTTTACTTCATTCTCATGAGTTTTCTTTTTAACACTCACTTCACTCAAGTAGCGTTCAATAGCTTCTAAAAAAGAGTGATCTGGTAATTTGCCATGCGATTGTTCGCGTAACTGAGTCTCGCGTTTAGATGCCCAAGCCCTAGCCTGAGCTTTTGTATCAAAGGTTGCACTTTCGCGAATTCCGTTTACACTTATCTCGGCTCGCCATGTATCGTTGCGTTGTCTAAATGAAGCCAT